CATTGAACTAGGCAACGATGTACCTACACAGCAGAAAACCCATGAATTTAGCCGTAAAGACCAAGAAGCCCGTAAACGGCAGATTGCTGAAATAGCGTATTCAAAACTTAACTATAGATATGGAAAACCATGTCAGATGACCGCAGAGAGTTACTGGAAGCCGCATTAGAGCAAGCCGAAGAGGGCACACTTGAAGCACCTGAAGAAAAGGAGATTGAAGTAAATGACGATCCAATCGAAGCCGAGAGCAGTGAAGAAAGTAGCGAAGAAAGTCCTGACCGTGACGAAAAAGGTCGCTTCAAAGCAAAGGAAGCCAGCGCAGAAGTCGATAGCGAAACCGATCCCGTTGAAGAACCTGACAGCGTGGGACAAGTTCCTGCTGTGGCTGAAGAAGTAAAACGCCCAACAACTTGGAAAAAAGAGTATGTAGAAATTTGGAACAAGATGGAAAAGGGCGAACAGCTTAACAAAGAGGATTTCGTTAAGTTTGCTGAATACGCTAACCAGCGTGAAGCTGAGTACAAGAAGGGCGTATCTGCCTACAAAGCTGAAGCCGACAACGCTAGACAGCTAACTGAGGCGATTGGCCCATTTGTTCCTGAACTACAAAAGCACGGCATTCACCCAGTAGCTTGGATACAGAACCTAGGTCGGGCGCACTACACGCTTGCTAATGGAACTTACGAACAGAAGTTACAAGCGTTTAATAGACTTGCACAAGATTATGGAATACAATTAAATTCAGATAGCTTACAAATGCCCGAACAGGCGTATGTAGACCCGTATCAACAGCAGTTAATGCAACAGCTACAGGCAACACAACAGCAGGTGCAACAACTGTCAGCGATTCGGGAGCAAGAAGAAAATGCTCGTTTGATGACAGAAATCGAACGGGTAAGCAGTAACAAGGAGCGGTTTCCGCACTTTGACATGGTAAGGGAAGATATGGCTCAATTACTTGAGCGAGGTATAGCCCAAGACCTTGAAACGGCTTATGCCAAAGCGGTGCGTATTAATGATGAAGCGTACAAGATGGAACAGGATCGACTCCTGAAGTCAGCAAGTACCCAAGCATCTAAGGCACAGCAAGTAGCAAAAGCTAAAGCAACTGCTGTTAGTCCGAAGTCCGTTACTCCTAGCGGTCAGGTGTCTAAGACAGATGCAAAGGACAGACGCTCAATGCTAATGGCTCAAATAGCCGAAGCAGAAAGCGGTAGGGTTTAACTTAACTTAATAAAGGAAATATCATGGCATTTGCTAATAGTGCAATTACCGATATTATCGCTACTACCATTCAAAGCCGTAGCGGTGTATTGGCCGACAACTTGACGCAGAACAACGCAGTTCTACAGCGTCTTAACTCAAAGGGTAATGTACGCCCATTCTCAGGTGGTAATGTAATCCTTGAGGAAATTATGTACAACGATCCAGCGACTAACAATGTTAGTTCGTATAGTGGTTACGAAGTTTTAAATATCACCCCTGATAGCCCAATCTCTGCGGCACAGTTCAGCATTACTCAGTACGCTGACTCTGTAACAATGAGTGGTCTAGAGATGCTCCAAAACTCGTCTAAAGAAGCAATCATCGACCTGTTAGATGGTCGTATGCAAGTTTCTGAAGCCCGTCTTTTGAACCGCATTTCTACGGACATCTATGGTGACGGTACAGGTAACGGTGGTAAGAACATTACTGGATTGGCGGCCGCTGTTGCTGTTGCTAATACAACTGGTACATACGGTGGTATTAATCGTGCAAACTGGACATTTTGGCAAAACCAATCTTCCACAGGTGCAGATTCTTCTGCCTTGATCCAAGCCGCTATGACTTCTGCCGCAATCAAGTCCGTTCGTGGAACTGATAAGGTAGACCTCATCATTGCTGGTAACACCCTGTATCAACGCTATGTTGCATCCTTACAGGCTATCCAGCGTATTGCTGGTGTAGACGAAGGTGCGGCTGGCTTTGCTTCCTTGAAGTTCTACGGTGGTGGTATGTCTGCCGATGTTGTACTCGGTGGTGGTATTGGCGCACAAGAGAATCCGCTTTATATGTATCTCTTGAACACCAACTACATTTTCTTCCGCCCACACAAAGAGCGTAATTTCGTTCCTATCGGTGGTGAGCGTCAATCGATTAACCAAGATGCAATCGTGAAGCTGTATGGCTGGGCTGGTAACCTTACCTGCTCTAATGCTTCATTGCAAGGCATCTTGTCAGGCACTTAATCCACTGATTAGAAAAGGAAAATTATCATGGCATATACAACTCTCCCCATCGCTGGTGTGGATTTGGATAACACAGCAAATACAAATCCAAATTCCGCTGGCACAGCAATTCCTACTATTGGGCCACTCGGTCTACAGACTTTTGGAAATACTGGCTTACGCTATGTATTCGCACAAGCTGGTGTAGCAATTGCCGCATCAACCGCTACTTGCGTAATCAACGCTTCCACATTCCAAGCTACCTTGGGTGCAGGAACATACTTGTCAGGTGCTTCTATGGCATCAGGCGATTATGGTTGGTTCAGTAAGGCTAGTGTTTAATAGCTTTTTGTAGTAAAAACGAGGGGTTACCTTAACTGGTAGCCCCTTTTTTCCTTTTAACAACCTAATACCTTAGGAGAATTAAAAATGGCATTACCTTCAGATGAAAACAACGCAGACAGCCGTTTACAGGTTCGTTTCTACAAGCGACCCGTACAACAGGAACATGAATCCCTAGAAGCTGGCAGACCAATATTTAAAGAGTTCGACTTTGTACACATCTGTGTAGCTGGCGATACCCTGACCGAGATCGATACTTATGCGCTACCCAGCCATAAGACCCGTTTCCCTATCCAGTGGGCTAACTACATGAACCGTGTGGGCGCAAACGAACCTGATATTGTTGGCACTCCCGTATCGGAATGGCCTATCGTGTCAAAAAGCCAAGCCGAGGAGTTAAGGGCATTGAAGTTCCACACTGTTGAAGCGATTGCACACGCATCTGATTTACAGTTACAGCGCATGGGTATGGCGGCAGGAATGTCACCTTATGCGTTCCGTGACAAGGCAAAGGCATTTTTAAATCTAGCTACCAATGCGGCAGAAACCGATAAGCGTGAAAGCGAAATCAATTCTTTGAAAGAAGAACTTGCCAAAAAGGACTTAGAAACTGCTAAAATAAAAGCAGAAACAGATGCGAAGCTGGCTCAAATGCAGGATCAAATGGCCGCTATACTTGCCGCTGTTGGTGAAAAGAAAACCCGTAAAAAAGCGGTAGCCACAGAGGAAGCTTAATATGTCATCGACCATGCTCCAATTAGTCCAGCAAGTAACCGCTGAACTAAACTTAGCCATTCCTACCTATGTGCAGGGCAATACAAGTCAGGATGTGCAACAAGTCCTAGCCTTGATGAACCGTGCTGGGTATGACTTGGTTAAGGAGTATGATTGGCAAGCTTTGGAACTAGAGTACCGTTTTTACACCACAGCAATTACTACGACCTGCGACACAATCAACAATACCTACAATTTATTGAATGTTGGTAATGTCACGGGTCTAAACAGCAATTACTCAGTAGTCGGTACTAATGTTCCACAAGATACTTATGTAGAAAGCGTAGCAGGGTCTACCGTAACTGTTAGCCAGCTTGCATCGGCTACTAGCGTAGGTGGAACTGTTACCTTCTCACAGACCAAGTATCCATTACCGTCTGACTTTGAAACCATTACAGACAATACGCATTGGGACAAAACTAAACACTGGCAAATGTTAGGGCCTGAAGATGCACAGCAATGGCAGTGGCTTAAGTCGGGTTATATCTCGACAGGCCCACGGATTCGTTGGCGTATCTTAGGTAGTCAGTTCCAAATTTGGCCGCCTTACAACACACAAGAGTATTTAGGTTTTGAGTACCGCTCAAAAGGTTGGGTAAGAAGTGCCGCTGGAGCAGTCAAAAACAGCTTTACCGTTGATACCGATACGACTGTATTGGATGACACCGTATTAGTCTTAGCTACAAAACTCAAGTATTTCCAAATCAAGTCGTTTGATACGACAGCATTGCAACAAGACTACAACCGTTATTTAAGCGTTGCCAAGGCTAACGATAAGGGTTCAGCTACCCTATCCTTTGCGCCATACCCAAGCAAGGTGCTTATTGGTTACGCCAATATCCCCGACACAGGCTACGGTAGCTAACTATGGCGGTCGCTAAAAGGTTTACCGCTACTACTACCTCTTTACCTGCTCCAATAGGGGGCTGGAATGCTAGGGACTCTTTGGCAGAAATGAACCCGTTAGATGCGGTTCAGATGGTCAATTTCTTTCCTACGCCTACCGATGTCACAATGCGTAAGGGGTATACAAAGTATTCAACAGGAATCACGGGCGCAGTCCTATCCTTGATGAATTACTCAAGCCCAACAACCACCAAGCTGTTTGCGTCTACGGCTACGATTATTTACGATGCAAGCACCTCAACGGCTACATCAAGTCTGACAGGTAACACCGATGGTAAGTGGATTCATTCCATGATTACTACAGCGGGTGGATCATTCATGCCAGCCGTTAACGGGGTTGACCCAATGGTGGTTTATGACG